GTATCATATCCTTATGTCAATAATGAGACATCAAAAAAAAGTAAAATTTTTAAAATATGTGTTGATAATGTGGTAAAAATCTTTTTATATTTCAATACCCAAAAACAAACCAAATAACCGTGGAGACATAAATGAAACATCCGATTGACATTCAGTCAACATATCACGATCATCTGATCGAAATCAACAAAATAAGACGAGAAGAAATAAATAAGGCTAAGCCTTCAATCCCTCATTATAGACCATCTTCAGCTGGGATGTGTTCTAGAAAAATATACTATGAGACAGTGTTGAGAGTAGAGCCTACAGAAGTTGTAGACAAAAGAGTTCAGAGATTATTTCGATTAGGAGATTTAATTCACAAAGACATTCAAGATGCATTCAAAAAAATTGAAAGAAACGACTCTTACTTTAGTATATATAATATATATATAAATAATATATATATAGAAAAAGAAATAATATTAAAAAAAATAAGAGTCTTTGGCTTTGCAGATTTGATTACCGAACTTGATGATGGTCGTGTATATCTTTATGATATCAAAAGTATTGGATCATTTCAATACAAGAAGATATTCTCTAGATACAAGGAGAGGAGAGAGCCTTCCATTCATCAGGAACTGCAATTGGCTACTTATGGTCTTGCAGTTGAAAAGGAGTTTGGTAGGCTTGATGGAATGTTAATTCTGTATTATAACAAAGATACCTCAATGTTGAGGTACAAGGAAGTTAGTAGGGATCGGCTACTAACTGCTCTCGGTTTTTGGGAAAGGATAAATACAGAACATTCTAAAAATAGCCTACCTACTCTTCAAGAGGGAATATCGCCTGTGGCTAGTTGGGAATGTAGTTACTGTCCATTCAAATCTAGATGTGATGAAGATGCTAAGAATGGAGTTTAGTGAACAAAATTATTTACAAGATACTGTCCAAGGCTTTTATATATTGTATTTTAACCATTATATCTATAGCATTTTGGATAGGAATTATATATTTAATATTAATATAGATTGAAAATATGAAGAAATAATTCCACAGTCAGCGTTAGAAGAAAAGAATCTTCTTACAAGGTTAGCTGACGAGAAAGGTGGTGAGGGGAGAGTTACTGTAAAGTTGTTCTCCCCTAAAATTCTATAAAAAATGTATTAGAGGATGAGGAAATTGAAAAAAGTTTTTAAATATACTTGTGCCTATTGTGGAGATGAGAGGTTTGATAATAAATGGTTTATAGATAATTATATATTTGGACATAAAGCATACTTTGATCAAGAATGTATAGATATGTTAAATAAAGATAAGGAGCAAAAATGAAAGAAGAAATAGTAGCACCAAATGGTACAGGAGAAATATTAGCTACAGAGGTTATTCTGCAGGATAAACATAACAATGTATCTAGCATTCCTACACCAAAAGCATTTGTTAAGGATAAAGGTGGATTTGATTATGTAGATGAAGCCTATATGAGAAATCAATTAAACACTCATTATCCTATTTGGAAATGGGAAATTATAAAATATGAATTTGTAGGAGATAAGGCAATTATAGTACATGGAAGGTTAACTATTATAGATCATGGAGTAGAACGTTATTTCGATAGTGTAGCGGCACATAGAATTGCATCAAATCAAAAAGGCTATGTTGATATAGGTAATGATTTAAAGGCTGCTAATTCAGATTGTTTTAAAGTTGCAGTTAATAGGCTCTGTAATATAGCAGATGATGTCTATAGAAAACAGATTCCTAATTTAGAATTATCGGAAGAACAGAAACAATCTATAAATAAAGCATGTGACGGTATAGATCATGTTACTATAAGCAAAGTTGTTGAAGGAATGGAAAATATGTCTATAAATTCTACGAATTATGAGGCAACAATTAGAAAACTAGAATCAATAAAAGGAGAAAGTAAATGACGTCAATAAATGAAATAAATATAGGAGATAATAATAATATGAATTATTATGATCCAAAAGAAAATGTTAATGTTAGTCTAATCCCTAAACAGTTATATCCTATGCATTGTAAAGAGGTAACTACTAGGATAGTAGATGTTAAGAATAAATATAAAGCAAAAGTCTATAACATTATATATGAAATAGCAGAAGAATGTGGTAAAATGACATTTATAACAGATAAGGGTGAGATTAATGGTAAGCCATTTATAGGCAAAAAGGTATATGCTAATGGTATTTTTATGTTTCTTAATCCAAAAGTAGGAGATAATTTTGAGGCAAATAATGGTGCTAATGAAAGATATCTTCAGTTTTGTGAAACTATAAAAGTTAATTGTCCAGAAATTGAGGTAGATGTAGATGGGGAAAAACGAATGGTTAAACAGTTTCCTGAGTTAACAGAAGATGAGATAATAGGTTCTGCTATTATGGGATATGTTGATACTCAGAAATATACTGATAAAGATGGAGATGTTAAAACATCTTATAAAGTTAAGGATTTCTCTGAATGGGCAGAAGGTAAAAAGAAAGACTTTGTAGAACTCCCATTCTAATGATAAGCCTTGACAGAAAACTCAAGGTAATGCTTTTCTTTAAAAAACTTCTAGGTAAGGATGTTAGATGGGTTTGTAATAAATTAAAAATATCTAGAGCAACCTTTTATAGACATAAGAAGAAGCTAGATGGAGAAATGGTTATTACCAAGAGATAAGAAAGAAACAAGAACTTGTGACTCGTGCAGTAAATATAAAATGAAAGCAATATTTTATGATTTATATCATCACCCAGCACTTAAATTTTTAGGAGATGGGAGGATAGGTGTTATATGCAGATCATGTGCTGCACGAGAAGCAGGTTCTAAATTATGGAAGAGAATGCAAAATGAAAGATAATAAAGATTTAGTTAGGCAGATATACACATTAAAGTCTAAACTTACCGTTAGGGATTGCCAATGTGAAATAGCGTTAGAAGGCTTAAAAACAATAAAAAATTCAAACGATCCAATGGGAATAGCAGAAAAAACCATATCTGCTATGATGGATTGTTTACCTGATTAACTGATGACGTAATAAAAGGAAGAGAGGGATTTATGTTTTGGAGCAAGATAAATCTCTCTCTTGATCAGATATTTAAATTTAAATATGAGCAGGCAGTTCCTAGGGTATTCAACCCAAACTCTGGTCTTAGATGAATGCATAGCAATCCACATTCTGTCTGCTCAGTTTTTTTTAGGAGAAATAATGGAAGATAAATATTGGATGATACCCTCAACTACATTAGCTAGTAATAAAATTAGAGAAAATGATAGAGCAGATAGTAGAACTAGAAAAAGTTTTAAAGTAAAATTTTGTAATAAATGTAGAAGATGTTGGGAAAAAACTTGGTTTGATTGCAAATTAAGAATTAAATACTATGATGAGTTTACAACTTATGGATTAGAAAGAAAAGATTGTGAAAAGTGTAGTGAACCATCTTGATTTATTTAGTGGTATCGGTGGTTTTTCCCTAGGAATGAAACAAGCAGGGATTAAACATGGATGGCACGGTTACTCAGACATAGATAAATACGCTAATAATATATTTAGGAGACATTTTAATGAAGCAGAAGAACTCGGAGGAATTGAGTCTATTCAGCTTAGAAGTATGCCAAGGCTCGACATCGTCACTTTCGGATTCCCTTGCCAAGACTTGTCAATTGCTGGAAAACGAGGTGGACTCAGAGCATCACGAAGCGGCTTATTCTTTGAAGCAATGCGAATCATCAGGGCTAAAAGACCCAGATATATCGTCTTTGAAAACGTCAAAGGTCTTTTGTCAAGTAACGAAGGATACGACTTTATCGTCTGTCTACAAGAGATTGCCAACTCTGGGTATGATGGTCAATGGCAATTACTTAATACACGGTGGTTTCTACCCCAAAATAGAGAGAGGGTCTTCTTTGTTGGACATCTTAGAGGAGAACCCAGACCAAAAATATTTCCTATCGGAGAAAACGATGGAGAGAGTGATGAGGTCAGAAAAGAAACAACAAATACCATTATGTCAGGACAACAAAGATACGACCAAGGAAGTTTCATTATTGAAGATAGACAAGATAGGAAAGTCCAAATAACCAATGTCTCTGAGAGAGAGTATAAAAGACAAGATATATGCCCATCATTATTATCTAGAGATTATAAAGATCCTAAGATAGTAATTATAGATAAAGAAGGAAATGAAAAAAACAATCAAGATTATGCATCTTGCTTACAAGGTGGGGGTAATTCAGGTGGAAATCATTCTGATATGGATTTACTACAAGTAGATAAGATTGCTAATGGAGATGCAGGCAGAGTATTTGATCCAAATGGTATAGCTTGTACATTAAAAGCAGAAGGTGGTGGATGGGGTGCTAAAACAGGATTATATAAAATTATGAATAGCAGTATTCGTAGACTTACGCCTATGGAATGTGAAAGATTACAAGGGTTTCCTGATGGGTGGACAGAAGGACAATCAGATACACAAAGATATAAACAATTAGGGAATACTGTGAGTGTTCCTGTAGTACAGTCCATTATGGAAAAATTAAATGATAGATGAATTATATTGCTTAGAGTGTAAAAGTAAGAAGATCGTATTTGGATGTCCTTACTGTTTAAGAGAAAAAGTTTTAAATATGGAGAAGGAATTAAACTATTACAAAAGAGAACTAGGATTAATAAAGGAGTAATATGCCACTACCATTCTTCTGTGCAGTATGTGATGAGCCTATAGTACCATCTAGGAATAGAAAGCACAATTTAATACATGATAAATGTTTAGATAATTATTTAAAAGATTTTAATGTAAATACAACAAAAGAATATAATAAATCAACTACTACTAATAAAATAAAAAAGTAGAGGAAATAATGACCGATCTTAATTTACCGCCTTCTTCACAGGAGGCAGAAGATGCTATATTGGGGGCAATTATTGATTGCCCTTCTATTTTAGATGAAGTTTCTGCATACCTATCTGATAGTATTTTTTATTATGATAGAAGTCGTAGACTATATAATATAGTATTAAATATGTATAAAAATGGAGAACACATAGATTTAATTACTTTATCTGGTAAAACATCTTCAGAAGACAAGGAAAGAGGAGTAACCTCTTATTATATATCTGGATTGATGGATAATCTAGGTACTAGCTCAATGGCTAAGAGATATGCAATTCAAGTATATGAAAAGCATTTATTAAGAGAGGTTATATCTCAAACAACAGAGATATCTCAGTCTGCATATAGAAATAATCAAGATGTTTACAATATATTAGATGATGCTCATTTTACAATAGGACAGCTTATAAATATAAGACCGGGTCTTACTTTTGATATACAAGATGCATTATCTGATACATTTGAGAATATTATATCTAGTGATAAAAATATTATAAAAACAGGATTTAGTGGTATTGATGAGTTATCAGGTGGAATGACTAGAGGTGAAATAACTGTTATTGGTGGAAGACCAGGACACGGAAAAACAACTACAATGCTCAATATGGTAAAATCATGTGTAGATCAAGGACTAAAAGTTATAGTATTTAATAGAGAAATGACAAATATTGAAATGCTAAAAAAACTAATAGTCCTAGAATCAGGCAAATTATCTTATTTGGATATTAGGCTTGGTTATGTTGGAGATGTCTTTAAAATGGGCGAATTAGAGACTACTAAACAGAAACTAGAAGAAAAGTATAATAAGGATAGATTTGCTATGTTTGACAATATGCCTTCATTTGAAGAATCTGCTGCACAAGTAAAGAAATTTAAGCCTGATGTTATATTTGATGATTATATTCAACTTATAACTCCTGATAAAAAGATACCTGAGAGAAGATTACAGTTAGAAAAACTAGTTAATAGTTATAAATGGTTAGCTAAGAAGCAAAAATGTGCATGTATACTATTATCTCAGCTTAATAGAGGCTTAGAGTCTAGAGGAGATGGTAAGCCAAAATTATCTGATCTTGCAGAGAGTGGAGCAATAGAACAAGTAGCAGAAAATGTATTATTTGTATACTATGATCATAAAGTTAATATGAATAAATCTAAAGATGGAGCAAATATAATAGAACTTATAGGATCTAAGGTTAGATATGGAACATCAGGTTCTGTAAAATTAGGATATGATGGAGATAAGGTAAAAATGTATAATTCACAAGAAGAATATAGGAGTAGTAAATTAAATGAAATATAATGGAAATATAAAGAAAAAAAAGATTAGTCCTAAAATATTTATAGGAATTGATCCGGGCAAGAATGGAGGGGTAGCAATTATAAATGAAGTTCCTAATTTTGAAGGAACTATATGCTTTAGATGTCCTAAGACACCTATTGATATGGCTTATACATTAATATCAGCTATACCTTCAGACATTCCTTATAAGGATGTTCTTGTAACAATTGAGCATGTACATGCTATGCCAAAGAATGGTGTAGTTTCAATGTTTTCCTTTGGTCAAAACTTAGGTCAATGGGAAGGTATATTAGGAGCATTTGAACTCAATGTATCATATGCTGGTCCTAGATCTTGGATGAGTCATTATGATTGTAAGCCTAATATGGATAAAAAAGATAGAAAAAGATATTTAAGGGGATTGGCAGAAGAACTGTTTCCAAACATTAAGATGACTTTTAATATTAGTGATGCTTTACTTATTGCTAATTATAATAAAGAAATCTATTATAAAGAGTTGGCAAGTATGCAGGGAAGAAACCGTATAAACTCCCCTGCATAGCTTGAGGGGAGGTATGTTTTACCATATCTCCCTTATTTTTAATGATACGTTATAGACTGCAGGTGCAACTTGATCAAATTGAAAAGAGTTTTGATCAAATGTGCATATTGCAAAATTGTCTAGATCGGTACTAGACCCGTCTGGAGAGAAGATAAAAGGCAAAGCACCACCTGCAGTTCTATGTATTACCTGTCCATAAAAATCTGTTCCTGTATTTAATCCACCATCAAAATTACTACTATTCATATTTGTTAAATTTAAAGTATCAGGGAATATGTCAGAATCATTGAAATATGAAAAAGATAGATCCCATATTCTACTTCCTGATTTTGATAAATTGTTATATATGGTATAAGTTTGATTATTTTCTCTTGCTATTTCCCATGCACCAAGATCATTGCCCCACTTAGGATTTTTATAATACTGTGTATTAATAAGCGTTGAGCCTCCTCTAGTTGTTGTTTTTTTTACACCTGAGTAATCATAGTTTATTTTTAATGAAAGATCAGGAGAATGGGGTGTATCAAAATATGAGCCTATTATAATAGAACCTATTTCAAGATTTGTTGTAGAACTCATTTTAATTTGAGCAATAGTATTTCCTGTAGTTTTTAAACTCCAACCATCATTAATAGAACCATTTTCAAAATTTATAGATACAGGGTTATTATGATCTACATCACCAATTATTCCAAAATCATCTAAATTTTTATGCCCAAGAACTGCTATAAATGGATTATTTAATTGATATGGAAACTTAAAATTAGCATGGTATTCATCATAAATATTATTATCAATAATTAAATCTTGTGTAATTAACGTTGGTTCTTTTAGTTGAACTGGCAATGTATTAAAAATAGAATTATATGATTGATTGTCAATTGGATTGTAGTTATTAAAATTACAAAATTGTAACTCATTTATCCAAAATCGTGGAGTTTGTACTGTTTGTGCCATCTAATATCCTCCTGATGTTTTACTTGCTGTCATAGACCGTACTATTTGTTTTGCTTTTGTTGTTTCCTTTTTTGTTTTAGTTGATTTAAGTCCAACTGTATATGTTTTTCTTCTTTTTTGCTTTTTGGTTAATAAATAAAGCACTTGTGATTCTTCTGTATGTATAGCACCTGACATTGCAGTTCCATTTTTATGCACATGAAATTCGCCATTATAAACATCTCCATCTTCATTAAATAGTGTTATATCATAATCATTAGTATGTAAACGATCTATAGTACTTTTATCAATAACAGTTTTAGTTATTTTCCTTTTACCTGATATATATCCAGCAGACATATCTTCGCTTACTATATCCATATCTTCTGCATTTGTATCTATAAGTTCTGCATAATCCATTACTCTATTAATAGATGTTTGAACCCTTACACCACCAATTCCTGCTACTAATATTGATTTAATTTCAAATCTACCTTCATAATCAAATAAATTAGACAAAAAAGTGCTAAATTCCATATTCATATTTGTTATAGGAAATATTAAAATTCCATCTGCTCCTGTCATTATAGTAAAATGCTCAGGTGTTTTGTCTATTATTGAAATCGCACCCGAATAGCGAATTTCTACACCCATTATTTCAGTACCTTCCCCATCTATACTGCAATTTCCTGATCCATAATATAATTTAGCCATTCTTATTCCTCGCTTTACGTACCACAATTTCCTTCTAATACACAATTTGATAAAGCAACTATATCTAATACATTAAAACTTCCATCTTCATTTAAATCTGCTGTGCAAGTTGCACCTATTTCAGCACAATCATTAGAAAGTATACATTGAGCTAAAGTAACAATATCTAATACATTGTATAAGCCATCATTATTTAAATCTCCTTGCTGTGCTACAGTACAACAATCTCCTGTTTCACATGATGAAAATATTAAATTTTTATATGCACCGTCTCCAAAAACATATACACCCTCATTTAATTGCCCATAACTGTCATAAATTGTATTATAAGAATTAGGAATTAAATATATTTTATATCTATATCTAAATTTTGCTATCTTTCCTTCCTCTCCTCTCCAACCTGACGAATCATAACTATTTGTTAATTCTGTTGAATCATAATTATCGCTTAACCATTCTAAAAATGATCTATGTCTAAATAAAGGTAGTGTAACTTCTAATGTTTTATTTACTTCGTCATAATTTTCTATAGTAGCTTGAACTTCACAGCTTTCCCAACCCTCTCCACATATAAAATCAACATTTTCATTATTTAATGCTTGGCTTAAATTTCTATTTATTACATACCAACCACCTTCGTCATCATCTATTTGAATTTCTATGTCTTGGTAAATTCTAAATTTCCAATGATCAGAATTAACAAAATCATTTATTCCATGAAACTTTGCCCTTATAAAAGCATCACCAAGAACAGAGGCATATTCACTTGAATTAGAAGCTATTTTAATTCCTGTAAATTCTTGGGAATTTTTATTTAAATTTGGAGTGCAATTTATATCAAATACGTTTTCTTCAATTTCACCTGTTTCAGACACCTGATTTAACCAATCTTCTGTAAATGTTCCTTCAGGACAATCGTTTTTAACTATACAATTTCCACCATCTTCAGTTTCTAATTGATCGTAATTGTCTAAATCTGTAAAAGCATCACCATTTTCTAAATAACCAGCTAATGGATAACCATTTTTATTATAATAATTTGAGTATAAATTAAAATCTAAAGTACTACAGGCTCTTATTATATTAGTTGTTAATATGGGTTTTGAATATACATATTTGCCATCTTTATATCCTGCTGGAAAAGTATTATATTCTTCATCTGTTAACTCTACTAAAGCTCCATTTACCTTTTTATATATTTGATTCTGCCCATCTTCAAATCCTGATGTTGCTATATGTGCAAATAATAACTGATCTTTTTCTTCTTGATATATATCTTGTTCAGGAATTTCATCGCTATTAATACATACAGGAGTATTACAAGGTACTTTTCCATTAGGACTTGGTTGCCAATCATAAGCACTAAAAACAATTACAGGATAATATCCATATGTAACTAACTCAGAAGTCTCATTATGAGGAATACGGTCAAGCGATTTATTCTGAGAACTACAAACATCAGGAAAAACTTCTCCTGTTGATAACCTGTTTCCATAATATCCAGTTAAGCGATCACCTGCAGGTCTTTGGCTCTTCCAAGTACAATCGTCTGTATTTGTTCCAAAGTCTACCCCTGCACTTCCAAAGCCATCACCTAAATCAAAATTATCTGCATCTGCTAAATCTTCACCATTACAATATGCTTGTATAACTCTATATAATTTTTGCCAATCTACATCATCACCTCCGTTTGGATACATATAATCTCTTGCATAAAACCATCCTGCTCTTTTTCCCTCGTCAGTTAATCCTTGTCTATCAGGCATCAAATTCCATAAATAATTAGGATCAGTAGAATCATCAAGACAAGCAGTTACAGTTAAAGCATCTCTGCAATCATGTGTTTGCCCTGTATTACAACCTATATAATTAATCGCATATTCATCTCCACAGTTATTACACCCAACAGTAGGATCAAGTAAATTCTCACAATCTCCCCCACAAACTCCACATTGATCCTCAACTGCATCGCCATTACAAATACCATTACAGTCTACAACTGCATTACCATCACACTCACCTAAACAATCAAAAGTATCAGAAGGACAATCATTGCAAACTCCTCCATCATTATTATCGCATAGTGGTGAAAGCACATCTTCTACAAACCAATCTTGACAATTTTCTATTGGATAATATTGCCCCTGCCCACAACCTATATCTCCATATTTCTCTCTATCTTCGCATTGATAACAAAATGCGGCAGGAACACCATCACAATTAATATATGGCTGTGGATTATCTCCGTAATAAATAAATTCACCTTCTTGTCTTGCTATTCCACCACATTCACCACATGCATCTTCTACGCTATCCTGTGAACACATACCATCAGGGGATCCAGTTATATTGCTATCAGGATCATCTACACAATTTGCTTCTGAATAATTTACAAGATGTGGTAGCTGTATACATTCAATTTCACAAAAATCTAAATTTTTATTTGTTTTTAATATAAAAAATCTTCCATACATAATTTGCGATGTTGTACTAACTTCTCCTGTTTCAATAGGAGGCATAAAAGTATTATTCTTTGTATAATCTATATTATATGGCTTTACACTTGCACCAAGCAGTTCATCAAAATCAATTACATCACCAATCTCTAACTCCATATAATACAATGGTAGTTTTACTTTTAAAATTAGCTTTTGGTTTCTATACCATGATAAAAGCCACTTTGCTACCATTTCAGCAGTACAAGTTCTTCTAATGTATTTACCTCTATCATCATCTATAATAAGAGTTGAAGGCTGTTTTAATCCATAGTAATCATAAGTATCTTGTGGATATTCAAGTTCTGCTGTAATTTTTTTTGTTAATTTTCTTGCTCCATAATCATAATGGTAATGCAATTCCACCCTATTATATACTTCTTCTATCTTAGTTCTTTTATAAGTAAAATCAATACAATCTTTTGCTTTTATTGTCTTAACAACACTTCCACCATTAAAAGGTATTTCATTTAACGTAAAACCTTTTATTGTATTATATCTTGGTATATAAGGAGAAGATGATGCTATTGTTTCAAATAACTTCTTAGAATTTATTTTTTTATTTAAAGTTACATCATATATAAAATTATTTGCTAAATCACCATTATCATTTGTTCCGCTTCCTGTATAATTACCTTCTGATAAATTAATATTTTGTCCAAGCTCTGAATTTGAAATACTAGAAAATAAAGATGCTATAGTAGGCGTTTTAAGTCTACCAACTATATTTGCATAAAAATTTTTATCTAAAAAATTAACATTCCACCAATATGTATGAGTTAATCCAACTCCATGAGTATCTACAAGCAAATTAAGATAAGTTTGCCCACCCCATTGTAAAGGTCTAAATTCTAAAGTATATTCGTGCATAGCTATATGCCATAAACGTGTTATATTTAGCTGTTTTTCATTATACTCTGATACATTAGAGCCATCAGTTGTAAAAGTAAGTACCTCTTCTAATACTTTTCCATTTTCTTCTGATGTATTGTCAACTATATTAAATCCAAGGTTAATTGATCCTCCATATCCTATTATTGCAATATTTATAACACCTGATAGCTCTGTATGAACTGAGCCTTCAAAATCTGTAATATTTGGAAACACTATTCTTAAAGCTGCATTTGAAAATATTAAATTATTGATATTGGTCATATCTAAATTTGATTGTATTATTCCTTGATTTTGTATATTTCCATTATTACCTGTATATCCAAATCTAAATTTATTATCTATACCAGATGGTTTCTCTGGTACAATATCATGTCCATATGCTGACCATGATCCTTCAAACGGATCATTAATTATCCATTGTTCAATTACATTTTCTCTTTTACATTGAACAAGTCCTGATGAAATTAAATTTTTATTTTTTACAGTTGTTAATAATTCATCTAAATCGTCAAGACCCATAGCAGAGTGATAAGAAAAATAAAAAATTGAAGGTAATATAATATTTGGAGAATTATTAGATATTCTATAAATATCATTAACTTGAAAATCATAAAATGCTTCTGGCATTGTTTGATTTACATCAAGTTTTTGAACTAAGTCTCTTTCTTTATTTTCTAAAACTTCACAATGTCCATCAGATGTATAAATATATAAAGGTGGATCATTATATGTTACATCTTCTGTTTCACAATGTAAATTATAGTTAACAACACCTTTTGCCATTCCAGTAAAAGCTGCAGATTCAACTGTTTCTGATTTATTCCATATAATAGGACTTCTATCTACATTTCCATATACTTTTGGAATAGGACTATCTATATATTTATCAGGAACATCTCCTGACAAAGTTTCTGTTACAATATCATTATGAAAAAGGTCTTGACTTTTATCTTCTAAAGTTATATTTACCTCAGAATCATTGTGTTCATACCTTCTAATTACTCCATAATACATTTGAAAAGCTGAATTTATCCTTTGTTCCTGTGTAGTATTATGTTTTTCTGTATAAATAATTTTAGTAGAAGGGGATAACCAAAATATTCTACATTCTAAATTAATTAAAGATGTATCTACCATTTCCGAAAATCGCTTATCATTATAAGGTAAATTTGAAATTCTTATATTAACAGAACTTATTTTATAATTTCGCTTTTCTATATCTATTGATTCTTTTAAAGATGGTATACTTATAAGAGTTGGAATTGATGATGTAGGTGCTGCTATACCATCGTTTGTTGCTATTCCTTGAATAGGTATGCTTAATTGATTAGTTGAAAAATATCCTACATAATTACTCCATTCTATACTACTACCTTGTAATGGGAAATTACCAATAACAACAACTGGAATTAATGATATAGATTGGCTTTCTAAGTCTTTGTTAAAGCTAGGTGGTAGTGTTAATGCCATTTACTTTTTTGCCTTCAATAAAATTATATTCTTTTCCCCACTTTCCAATAGGACAAGAAGCTGTAGCTACTCTCGTCTTCACTTTCATAAAGCATTTACATTTATCACATTGATTTGTTGATTTTATCAAAAATTCACACTTTTCACATTCTGCCCATCTTTTATCTATAATATCCTGATCGTGTAAAAAAACATTTTTTAATCTATTGCCCATTCCACGAAGATCAAACTTTTCTTTCTTAACTGCACTTTCAACTTCTTGATATGCTTTAAATTTAGCTTGATAAAATGCTAATCTTTTACCTATTGTTATATTTATTTTTAATAAAAAATTAACTATTTTTAATTTAACCAATTCCAAAGTCACTTCCTCTTCTTACAGCTTCTTTAATTTGATCTGATAGAACTTCTTCTACATAATCTTGTGACATAATATTTCCAGATATATTTACTGTTACCGATCCACCTTGCGGTCCAGCTATATTTGGAGAAGATAAAGGTGTAACTTGAACTCTTTCACGACCACCGGGATTATCTCCAACCATAATTGCTTGTGGTCCAGCAGTAATAAAATCACCACCTGTAGCAAAAGCAGGCATTTTTTGTTTAGAGGCAATAGCAAGTTGAGCCGCACCCATTGTTCCTGCAAAACCAGCTAAAGCGTATCCAGTAGGAATTAGAGGTTTTACAGTTAATGCATTAATTATAGCTTCTGCCGTACTCATTACAATATTAGCCATAGTTAATGCTTTTTGCTGTTTAAAGGCAGTCTGTTTACCTTGGCGTTGACTATTTTCTAGTTTTTTAATTTCTTGTCTTTGACGTTCTCTTGACATGTTTTGAAATTCTTCACTTTTCTTTAGTTCTCGCATTTCCTGTGCAAAGCCTTGCTGAACAGATTGAAAATACATATTGGCAGTTTCTGTTGCCATTCCCCATCCTTGCATTATAGGATGGACAAATTCTTTTTCAAATCCTTTTGCCCATTCTTGCAAACCATCTTTAGAATTATCTGTTGCTCCTCTTAGAACTTTCAATAAATCTACAAGATGTGCAATTTTTGCCTCTAGGTCTGATATAGTAGGATTAATTGTATCAATATTCTCAGCAAATTCTGCTACACCTTCTGTAGCATTAGTTTGAGCCAAATAAAAAGCATCCATAGATTCTTTTGTTACACCGTGAGCCAGAGTATAGGCGGCAAGTTCGTCTGCACCTTGTCCAACAACTGTTATTATACCATTCGCAGTATTTTCGGTATGCATTCCTAGAATTTCAAAGCTCTCTCCAAGCTGTTCATTTGACTTGACAGTCTCTTTAGTATCTTCATTGGTTTTTAAAAGAGCTTGTCTTTGCTGTTTTAATACATTTAACTCTTTTTCTACTGCTTCTATATTATCAGGGATACTATCTGCCCAATCTTCAAAAGGATTAAATGTTGGCGGCCCGTGTTTCATTAAATGAAAAAAATCATTTATACCGGTAATTACAGGAGTTATTGTTTCAAGCATATCTACAAAAACAGGTAAAACAAATTTACCTATAGCTATGCCAAAATCTTCAGCAGCTGTTCCAAATTGATCAAATACATCTTGAGATGTAAGAGTTTCATCTCCTAATGTTTCAACCTTTTCTCTAGCAGATTCCATAGTAGCATTAAAAAATGCTTGTTTTTTCTCTGCATCTGTCAATTTACTAGCAGTTGTTCCTATTTTTTCTGCATATTTTTCATATGCTTCATCAGATTTAACAATGATACCAATATTATCTAACATGAGACGAGATTGTCTACCTATACCTGTAATAAGAGATTCTACAGATTTTGCAGTATCTTGTCCTAATGCACGACCCAGCCTTTGTGCAATATCAAACATTTCAGCCATTTCTTTAGAATTTTTGCTAACTCCAAGAACCATAGCATTATTTGCTTGTTTAAGTAAGTCCATTTGAGACATAGTGCCATTTGTAGCTTCTTGAAGCCTTCTCATTGCAAGTCTAGACTTCTGAGCAGAACCTGATAATGTATCAAATGCACGAGCCATAGATTCAACTCTAGCACCCTGTTTGGCTAATCTATTAAGAACTCCTATAGTTTTGCTTGATGCAAAAGCAATTATTAACATTCTAGAACGAACTATAGACAATACTCTATTAAAATTTGCAAACCCAAGAGTTGCTAATTTTGTTTGATTTCTTAAATTTTTGACACCTGTAGCTCCTTGAGTGACAGCATCATTTAAATTTTTAGTTTGATCGACACTACCTGCCATGGAATCTGCCATATTCTTTGCTGCTTGTCTAGCTTCTCTTAAATGGGAACTTAAATCTAATTCAGCCATTGTTAGCTCCTATGCTATTCTTGATTTTTACTCTTTCCATTTCATTCCTTTTTGCAATAGCATGTTGTATAATATTTACTTTTTGAATCCATTTATAAGGTTGATCTTCATAAGAACCTTTAAAAGGAGGAACAGAAAATTCTTTACAGTATAAATATTTTGAAATATCTCGTTGATATTTCTTATCAAATATAATATTTATACAGCTGAAATGAGGCAATTGATGTGATATTGAGCTTACAATGTCAAAATTTTTATTAGTCATTTTATTCATATTCCTAGTTTCATCCGCTAATAGTTTAACTACATCCCATACATCATCATCACATTTAAAAATTTTATTTTTTGCTCCAACTATAGGAGCTTTAGCTTTATAAGGGTAGCTATGAAAATTACACCCCTCACACCAATTATCATTTAGGACATTTAATGAAAGTATGAGGGATTCTATTCCCCCAGGCTTTGATAGTCCTGTATTAATTGAGTTAATTCATTTTTCTCATCATCAGACAGTTCTTTTAAAACTGAATCTGTAGGATATCCTTTTTCATCTGATTCAAATTTTTTAAAATCTCCACCTACAATTCCTCTTCTAAGCCATGCAGTACGAGATTTTGAAAGTCCAGTAAAATGAGAAAACTTTCCATCATCAGTCCTATGATAAATTATAAGATCTTTACAATCATCCATCTCGTCTTCTAACATCTCTCTAATCTGAACCTTTTTCTTAGATTTTAACTCTACGGTTTTTTTATTCATTTTAAGTCCTTTATGCTATAATAGTTTCTACTAAATTCCCTGATGTTGTAGCAACAGCTTTTTGTGATATATCAAGCATCATAACATCACCTTCAGATAATGCAACATTAGTTAAAAATCCATCTCCAATATATATACCATTATTGGTAGCACTTGACCAGGTAGCATGATTTGCCAACTGTGTTATTGCACCTGCTCCAGTTGCCTGTGCTTCAAAGGAATTTAAAAGTGGCTCAGTATTAGAATCATATTTAACTTGAGTGTCTAGAGTGGCAATAAATTCACTAGCTCTTCCAATTACTTCAGGATCACCATTAGAACCTTGATAGCCAAGCATTATTGCATCATTCTCAAGATTTAAAGCAAATGACTGAATTACACAATCATCTATACCATAAATAGTTTTCTTCCCTGTCCAATCCGTCATAAACCTTTGATTACCTGCAGAATAAAGTACATTCATAGTCACATCACTTGCAGACATGCTTGGAACATATCCTGTTTTAAAAGTTGTAGAATATTTTAATCTTCCAGACTCAGTTCCCATATCTCCAGTTATTGATAAAGAAGTACATACACATCCTGGAAATACCATTGTAGAATTGCTTTCAGGTGAGTGAATAGCAACAGTAAATGTTTTTGTAAAATCACTAACAGAGCCTGTTTCATTTTCAACTTCGGTAGGACTATAATTATATGGCACTTCATATCCAGCAGGACTACTTCCAACTGTCTTTGTAGTTATATTTATAAGAAGATTAATTATAAAATTTGACCAAACAGTTCCAGAAAATGATAATTCTCTAACTACTCCCTTATTACTTTGAAATGCATCTACTTGTTTAGCAGTCCTTCCTGTACCTGCTCTAACATCTAAGGCTTGATTTACATTTAAAGATGGCATAGAGATACTATCAATATCCATTGTAGTCATTCCATCTGTATCTGCTGTACCTGTTACTGCCTCTAATTGAATGCCAACTTTAAATTCTTTCGGACTATAAGCCGCACTATCGCCTGCAAAAACAGCCATTACTTACCTCCTTTTTTAATTTGATCTACATATTCTTTTCCTAGTTCTGGAATACTATCAACATCAACAGACTTGCCCTGATTTAATGCTGTCCTAACATCAGGATCGAAACCACAGCAAGATGAGTGTGATGGTATTCCCTTTATATCTTTTTTTAATTTAATTTTCATACTATCCCCTTAGTTAAAGTTTCCCATATGAACACCCCTAAAATCAAAAGCAACAATATGCTCTTCTGAATCAGTTGAATCAAAAGATGTAGATTCAATCCTGCAATTAAAAACTCTACTATTATCAGTAAGAGTCATAGCAATATTGTCTACTATAAGAGACTCTAATCTAGACACTAATCTTAAAATATGATCTAATGCTTTTTCTCTTATATTTGCACTTTTAAAATGTAGTATCATATTTATACTAAATTCTCTTGTTTCTGATGTTGAGTTATATTCTAAAAGAGTACTACCTGTAGGCACAATCCTTAAATATTGAGATCCTGATGGATCATTATCAAAGCCTCTATAAGCAGGTAAAGTATTACCAAATTCAGATCTGATAGTACTTTGCAACTTATCTAGAATATTCTTCCAATTGTTTGTAAAAGTTGTAGGCATAATTTAACCCTAATATGTTCTACGAGTCAATCTAGTATTTGTGCCACTACCAGGAGAATCATCTAAAGATTCATATTGACCCCAACATTCTAATTCCCATTCATCATTAACTGTAGCCTCAGATGCATCTGTGCTACCTGAAAACCTTACTTGTAGTCCACTACCTACAGATTGATAATCTCCTGTAATAAGCTCTGCATCTACAACTTTATTCTTCTTTAATCCTGTAGTATCGCCATGATATACATCAAACTTAGATACACCTATAGCTCCTGCAGTAGTTATAACTATTTTCATAAGATCATAAACTCCTGTATATCTTCCTCTAGTATCCACTATATATAAAGGATTACCTGCTTGTGGAGATGTTACTTCTCTAAGAACTCCACCTGCAGAATCTGCTGTAACTTGATAAGATAACTTTGTTTTACCTGAATTTATTTGATCAATATTAAAATTAGCTTCTTGTAAAAATTTCTCTGCTACATCGGATCCGGGGTTCATAGAATTTATAAGAAAATATATAGAAACTAAAGAAGCGGTCCTTATAAGAAAGTAGTCATAATTACCTTCTTTATCTTTAAATGCATCTCTTGGAACACCACCATCAATACGAGAATCAACATATCGTGAAGCATTTTTCATAATTCTAGTAATTAGAGTTGAAAACTCTTCTCCTGCCTCCATTAATTTATCATCTGGTGTACTTGCTGAATAATAATAACATATATCTTCTGCTGAATTATAAAACCATTCTCCTTCAACATTTAAATCAGTATGGGCAGATTGTGCTGGACCTAAATCTTCTCCATCTGCAAATAACTGAGTAACTAAACCACTATTATGTGCAGCATACTTATTAGTTGATACTGTTGCCCAGCCATACAAAGGTGTCTTAGCATCAAACTCATCTAGATTAGGATATATATCTTTTAAATCTCTATGTGTACAATATGTTGATGAGGTAGCCATTAGTATCTCCTTCTTTTAGGTATTTTCTTTTTAGACTTAGTAGGCTTTTTACTATATTTCCCTTTACCTTTAGGCATACATCCCCCTATTTGTAAGTTTTAACTTCTATTTGACTTGTCATATTCTTGCTTAGTGTATTCGCATGAATTGATTTAATCATATTAGCATCACTTTTATTCGCATCTAATTTACCACTAAAAGGCGAATTGTAAGTTACAGATATTTCAAACGAAGCATTTTTTGGTGCATTTACCATATCAATCGCACCTGTTTCATAATTTACTGTTCCACTTGCTGCTCCTACTAAATTACCATTCGCATCGTCATAACATATACCTACCATATTAACACTTTTCCCATAAGTTATAAGATCATAAACATTAAGATCAGGTAGTGCTGGAGCAACTGGAGCATTAACCATAACTATATCAGGGAATATACCTGAGCTTCCAGCAAATAGATTTGTTCCACTTCCTGCATCTGCAAGTAATATTTTTGAACCATTTGTTCCATCGTGAGGTAGTAAATGCGAATTTGAAGTAAATCTCAACTTTCCATCTACAATACTTACTGTGCAAGTATAACCAAAAAGACCATTTCCTGCCGTTGTTGATGCAGTATCAAGTGCTGCCTGTATCTTGCTAATTACACCATTTGTTCCACCAAAGTTTGTATTAGAAGTATCAGTAGTAAAGCTAACTGTTGTTGCAGAACTATCATCAATCGTAATATTAAAAGCATAGGCAGTTGAAGCTGTGAGTTTACTATCTGTTGATGCTGTTATAGGTAAATTTGCACCTGCAGCACCACCATCTGCACCTGTTCCACCACACATAACTTCTTGATAAGCAGAACTATAAAATCTAAAAGCTACTGTTCCAGCAACCAATCCAAAAGGTGCTGAAGCAGAATTATCTCTCCCATATCCAAAGAAATTAGATACTTTAAATCTTCCAAGTCCATCTGTTTGAACAAGTTGTGAGCTACCTGACAAAGGTCTATCAAAATCATAATGCTCATTTGCTATTGCAAAATAAACATCAGGGGTACTACTATGTGAAGCTGTAGTGCTACCAAAATGACCTCTCGACACTACTATATGGTTATCTGCAACTGTTGAACTTGTTGGATTATCATCGTAAGTTCCTTCTACTTTTACAATTTCATTTTCTATTCTTAAATAATCTCCTACACGATACTTCTCGTGTCCATTATCAAGCTCAAAAACAACAGGATCAGTTGTATTATTAGCTTCACCTGATGCAACATTATCCCCTGCATCTACTTTTAAAGCTGTATTTGGAGCAGTCCAATCAAGCACCTCTCCATCTAAGTTCCACAATGTTCTATCTGCAAAACTTCCATTAGTATGATCATCGTTTGAACCTTGTGTGCTTATTATACCTCTTAAACTTGGACTTATCATTTCATTAGGCTTTAATAAGGTATGAAGAAAAATTGTTTGTCCTTGTGTATCCTCATCACTATAGCCCTGATAACCTATCATCGCAACTACAGGAAAATTACCAACATTCTGTATTGTTACCTCTTTTGTTACCTCTGCTGTTGTTACAGTATCACTATCTGTTCCTGCAAAAGCTACAATTTGACTTGATTTTGTTCCACTTGCAACATAACTAACATCTTTTTTAGTTGATGTAGCTGGTGTTCTTTTTTTTCTAAGAACTCTTGACTTGCTTAATGGCGATGCCTGTAATGGTTTAGATGGCATAATTTTCTCCTTTTACCTTATATGATATTTTACTGTTGCATTAATTGTGTAGTCTGAATTTACAGTATCTGATGCAAATGCAAATAATATAATCTTTCCTGCATCTACATCTGCCGACTGTATTGTCATAGACTGATAATATATTTGTTCATTTCCTGCATTTGTTATATTGCTTCCATCTGCTACAACCACCCCTGACGATAAATCACCTCCTGTTGAACCATTGGCTGTATCTACTGAATATGCCATCAAATGACCTGCAGTAGCTTCTCCTGTAGCAGTATCAGCACCATGAAGCCATTTAACTGCATCTATTGTTATATCATCCATTACATACCAATATACTGATGTAGCTGAATTTGCAGTAGAAGATATAGTTAAACTTGTTGCTGGGTTTGTATCGTTAAAACTTGAACTCGTTGAACTTCCAAGAGAAACCAAATTGCTTAATGTGCCTATTGGTGTAAATGGAACTGCATAATGAGTATCTGCTGAAGCACCTGCCCAGCCTGAGTCATTACCATGTATCCCAAAATGTGCATACTGAGTGTTTGCTGATGTTCCTGTTTGACCAATTTTTACTATTTGATTGACAGTATCAACTGCAAAACACTCGCTACCTGCTGTATTACCAACTCCGAATGTATTAGTCATATTATCATTATTAGGTAATATTGTCATTCTATCATCACTAATTCTAAAGCAAGTATTATTTCCATCTCCATCTTCTACCTGCCTTGTAGTCGCATCAACACCTGTATTAGAAGATTGACTTATACTTAAAAGATTTTTGTAAAAATCGCTAAACTTTTTCCCTGTAAATGTTGGCATTAGTCAATCTCCATTAAAAATTTGTTCCAAATAATATTGAATTTCTTGCTACTACTGCTTCGTAATCTATTTCTAAAATTGGTCGTTTTGCTGAGTTTGTTGATTCAACATAAGTTACATCGGTTCTTGTATAATTACCACCTGCTGATGGTGTTCCTATACCTCCATCATAACTTGAACTTACAAGCCCTACTGTAAAAGTGCCACTACCTATTGCACTATTTAATCGTAATATTCCATCTGAATTTAAAGTAAATGTATGTATCCCTGCCGTAGAACTTACAGCAACTGCATCGGAATAGTTTGCATAATATGTTGTTCCACTTGAATATACATTTCCGTGATCAGTTGCATTTCCACTAAGAGTTGAAGCACCTTTTAATACACAGGTTCTACTTGTTGGATCAGGTGTTCCCAAAGCATCTAAAGTTAATTTTATAACAGCAGAATCTACTGTTCCACTTTCTCCTGATACATCAAATTGAAAATAACTACGATAGCAATAATAGGTAGTTACTCCCCTTCCTGATGTTGCTCTTGCATATACACCAAGATTAGAAGAAGCAGTTGTATAACTATATGATGTTGCATTAGTTGTAGCACTACCTTTTGCATCTGACCAACTTGTGCTTGAAATCCTTCTTTGATACCCATCTAAACTTGGATTTAATGAAGAATCAGGCATTAGAAGTTCTCCGATGCTACTGCATAAGCCATTCCATTAGTTGCATCCCAATATACACTAACTATATCTGCTTTGTCTGCTGTTTCTGTTAAACTTGTAGCAGTTCCACCTGCCCATTTAACAACACCACTATTACCTGCACCTGCATTTCCTTCAAAATCTTGTGTTTTCCAATTTGAAACATCCCAGCCCCCTGTTCCGTCTTGTAATACTATACATAGAAAATTACCTGATACAGCAGGGAATTTAAAATGAACATCTTGAACATTGTTTGTAAGTGTCAATAATTGTTTATTACTTACAGTAAAATCTATAATTGTATCAGTTGCATCAAAAGTTGCAGTAACTTGATCAAACCCTACACTTGTTCCGAACCTAAATCTGTCTGAATTTGATACAAAATTAGCTGAAGTCATATCCCCTGTGTTTTCAAAATTACCTCTTACCCTTGCATTTTCTTTTGCTACTTCTAATGATGTGGATTCATCGCCAACCTTAATAGGTCGAAGATTAGAATCAACAGGGTGTCCTTCTTGTAATTTTACATCATTTGCCATTTTAACCAATAATCTTTAATAGTGTATCAAAAACTACATCAACTACCTTATAAGCTATTTTGCCTTCTGTTTTTTCTGAAATCATAGGTATATCTATAGCATCATTAATTGCTTTTGCTACCTTATCTTTTGTTTCTTCACTTGCTAATAGTTCTTTTATAGTCATTATTTCCCCTTCATTGTTAAGTCAATATATACTTTTAAATCTGATTTTATTTCACTACACCACTTTTTAATTTTTTCTGTATCATCTCTTTCCTGATCAAATCGCAGGTGCATTTCTTTTTTAATTTCATCTACTTCTTTTAATAAGTGATCGTGCCTCTGATCAAAGCGATTCAAGGTATCTTCTACCTTGTCTTTTAAAATATAGCGAACTACCCAAGCTAACATCCCTATCGATGCTACTGCTATTGCTATTGGAAAGCCTAATTCTGATATTAATTTTATTACATCATCTGCCATATATTAACCTTTTTTATTATTTAATTTATCTATAATTAAATCATACAATCTATTATAAGCATCTTCTAAAGATTTTATTTTTTGTTCCCAATTTGTAGGAGGATGAGAGATAGACTCTAAAAGAGATACCCTCTGTTCTAATCTTTCCCATTCAATCTTTTTTCTTTCCGATTCCATTAATATTTCTAAATATTTTTATCATTATATCTTTAATTGTATTCACAGCAGTCATTGTCTTCTTGCTTTCATCCTTAGATATCCTATTACTATCTATGAGCTTAACGGTAATATCATATAAGTTTTTGATATCGGCTTTAATATCCTTAGTAATGAACCTTATTAAATACATAAGTGCATATCCTAGACCAACTGATACCGCTATGGGAACGCCTAATGTCTCTATAACCTGTAATATATCCATTATATATTCCCATCTATAATCTCACCCCATAGGGAGGTTTTGCCCTTAATTATCTGTATTACATGTACCGTAAAATACCCACTTTCAAAGAAATCTACAATAGAAAAAGCATGACTCCAGTTAGTTTTTCTATATCCTAGCCATTCATTTTCTTCATCTTTCATATCTTTTAGACATCCAATTGACCAGGCAGACTTCTGTCCATCCATATGAGTTATAGAAGCCTGTTGTACATCGTGATGATGTCCATACATAATATTAACTCCTAGCTTCATAAGATGATTCCTAGCGTGATTAACACTAGCATAATGATGCCCATGATAAAAATGTAATTTCCCCATTTTTAAATATTTACCTAGAGGATGATAATTATAACCTCTTTCTTTTAATTTTAAAGCACTATTTACAGATAATTTTAAATATGGATGTTCGTCATTAAATCGATTAAGCCAATCCTCGTGATTTCCCTCACAAAAATGTTTATTTTTACAATTAATTTTATCTAGAGATTCATCAATAATATCCATACCTTTATTGACTTCAATAATATCTTTATTGATTGATGGCATTTGGTATTCTAATGGAGGTCTTTTTCTTTTTTTCCATTTCCAATGAGAACATGATTCCCATTCTCCTGTATCTCCTAAGTCAACATAAGAGTCAGGTTTTAAAATTTCTATAGCTTTACATACAACTTTTATAGCCGGCATGTCAGCTAATGGAAAATGTTTATCAGGAGTTACTATTGTTCTCTTTACTGGTGTCTTTCTTGGCATCCCACTCTCTCCTTGCTATATTATAATGAACATAAGCTACGGAGAAAGCTGTGACGGTGCTAAAAAATAGTATTAAAAATCTTAACAACGGGCTTAATACTTCTGTTAATGATATAAGATAACCGCTAAATGATGTTGTTAGGCTGGAAAAAGGTCTATTAGAAATTAATGACTTAGCCGAATCTAACATCGTTATTGGCTTTCATAAAATGCTGAATTGTTCCTCTGCCTTCAACAGTATTATATACTCGCTTCCAATAACTTGCTTGACCTTCCAAATCATCCCAAGATGGTATTGGGTCTTTGTCTCTACGATAATGAAGTCGACATAGTGCTGCTTGTACTGCCATATTCGACATAACAGACATTTTTGTATCTTTTTCAAAATTTATTCCTAGAGAAATGAGGTTCTTTTTATAATGTGATCGGTAGTGAATATAATTATCTATCATATCGTTTAACGTTGCTGGTTCTATCTGCCAAAATCCTATCGCTGGATTGCCTTCTCCGTAACCCTTTAATGCTCTATACCCTGATTCCGCCATTCCTGTACGAACAACTAACGCTAGAGCATCATCACTATAAGAGTCTATCTTATAGAGTGCATACTCTACGATTGATTTTATCTCTTTAATCATTAAAGTAATTTAACAATAGAAACTAAATAAAAAAAGAAAGATTATTGTTAATCTTCAAATCCAAAATACATATCTACTATATTAGTGCCTAAAGAACTATTGTCAGCTGGATCATATCTCCATATACCACCTACATAAAGAGATGTTGAATTTACTCCTGGGGACATAACTAAGCCTATTTCAGTTTTTTGAGCTAATGTTGCAGTTAGTAGATCTCCTTCAACATAATCACCTGCAACTATATTCACATGACCGCATATTTCTATTTCTTGTGTTTCAGCCTGTGTAATATCTACAACTGCTGAACCGACACCTAGTTTTTGATCTGAAGTTGGAGCAGTTCCACTTGCATCGCCTCCTCTACAAAAAACAAGTTCAATAACATCTGCTCTATCAAACCCATTTAATATAAATATACTTTGCAAAGTTGCTGCTTTACCTTTATTAGAAAAAGCATTTGGTATTTCAGTCCAATCAAAAGCTACATCATTATCTGCATTGTCATCAGCTGTAAAAGTAGGTTGAATTTTAATTACCTTTTTTGACACCGAAACTAATGGATTGCTCATTATTTAGCTCCTTTAGATTTTTTAGATACTTTAGGCTTTGGCTTATCAGCTTCTTCCCAGCCATTTGCTTTTGCAGTTTCAACATCTACATCTTTAAATTCTTTTATTAATACTTTGCCACTTGACTTTGTAATTGTAAGTTTCATAAAATCTCCTAAATATAGGGGGGCATTACACCCCCCTATTATTATTATTATTTTATCTAGCTATTAACTAGCTGGACTTGTAAGACAGAATACCTTTTGATTTCCGGCAGTTCCGCTTCCAGTAACTGTACATCCATATACACTATCTGCAACAAATCTTGTAGATAGAGTTGGTAGATGATAGTCGCTTTGAACTCTAGCTTTCATGCCTCGTGAGTAGGCAATATGTATAGCATCCTTGTGAACTAAATATCCAACAAGTAATTCACTTTCATCTGCTACACCATTTGCACTAAAGTTACCTTGAGGAACTGCTGACTGTGCTTGAGTAGAAGAACTAGAACCATAATGCTGAAAGTTATTTGCAACTACAACATTTACTCCAGCCAATTTACCAGCATAACCGCTAATAAATGGAACTTCGCCACCAAGAGATGTACCAATGCCATCATATCTAGCAAAGTCACCTAGTTTAAATAGACTAGAATAACATTTAGGTACTAATACCATAGTCCAATCTTCAATATTGGAATCGTTAGTATAAATTTTCTCTATCATAGATGCAACTCCAGTAGTTGTTATATCATATGAATCATGACTTCCACTTGCCAATAAGATAAGATTACCTGCTCCATTGCCATCATCAGTTCCATTAGCATAATTATATGAGATATGCTCAAATAATTTTATTGCGACATAAGCGTCTATCTTCTTAGCTAAAGCATAACCAAGTTTTGATGTATAAAGATTCATCACATCGTAACTAGCTTGTACTTTTGCAACATCGGTAATAGCTATTGCACTATGGATACCCTGATTGATAGCTAATTGATATTCATCTTCTTTAGCAGTTGAATCATCAAACGCTAAATTAGAATCTATCAAAGTTTCGACAGCTACTGTTCCACCACCATAGGTATCACTTGCTGTAACTTCTGTGTGTTTTGGAAGATGGATCAAATCTCCACCACCTGCAACCATAGCAGACTGGTCAGTCGCTAATTTTGCAAATACTAGATTTTTTTCCATATAGTCCATAATTGATGCACCCCAAACTTCGGGTATGAAATGTTGTAAAGTCGCGTCTACACCGGAATCCTGAAGACCACCAGCTAAAGCAACTGCATTTGTTGGTGCTAATGCCATTTTAAGCTCCTAATATTTTATCCATCCTCAACTATGGCATAAGCCATCTTCGGGTAGGATTATTAATTTCGATTAGCCTGTTCATTAGCTTTGTGAGTATAATAAGCTCTTTTTTCTTGTTCACTCATTTCAGAATAAGGCTTATTAAATTCTAAAGGAATACTTCTAGGCATTCCTGGATTATGTGCTGGATTAACAGGCTTAGACTCTTCTTTGAGTCTTACAATATATTCGAGAGTTTCTAAATCTTTCTGATTTAAATCTTCTCTATCTTCCTCTGGCAGCTTTGAGAGTAACGCTTCTTTACGAGCAGACTCATAAGATTCCCATTTGTCTTTAAACGGAGCAACGGATTCATATAATTCCTTATATTTTTCCTGTTCCTGCATTCGTTTAACTTTCAAGGTTTCCTGTCTCTTCATATTTTCTTGAATCGTTACTTCTGCATCCTGCGCTCTCTTGCGAAGTTTTTTTGCATTCTGCACTTCGTCAAGATAGAGTGCTTTATAGTCAACAGATTCGTCTTGAATCTTAGGTGTACTTTCCTGTACTGGTTTTGCTTCTTCGTTCATCTGAACTCCTTCTTCTATCATAATTTTCTCCGGTTTTTTTCGTGGTAAAGTTAAGATAATCTAGAAATACTATGCAACTAGGAAATTCCCATAAAGTCAATCGGATGTCCTAGAAATGCCTCCATCTCTTCTAATAACCCTAAAGAAAACTTTGCCTGATCATATCCTTGTAATTCTAGAGGCTGTTCATAGAGCATTTCTTCTAGCATCTTTTTAATCATTTTTTCTATAATTCTTAAATCTTTTTTAGTCATAGGTTTGCCTTATTTATTTTTTAAAAACTATTCCATTACTTTTATAGTATTCTCTGAATAGTCGATTTCTTTTTTCAGCAGTTTTTTTTATTAGTTTTTGTATATTAGAGCTATTAGTT